GCCTGTCTTTGTATTGCATTAAGTCTATTAAATTCTTCTTCACTTCCAAGCTGATCAACGATATCTTTCATTGCGCCTTCAATGTCATTGTTTAGTGCAAGATTTCTTGCTCTATCAAAATTTAAATCGCGTCCAATAAGAACAGATGCTTCAAATTCACTTGCTATTGAAGATTCTAAGTTTAATAAGCTGTCAGCGATCTGCCCTGCTTTAGATAAGTTTATTCCTAATTTTTGTGCCTGTATTGCTGCCCTTGCCATGCCTTCTGCAGTCCCATCTGAAAACTTTGCTAACATTTCTGCATTGGTTGCCATATCTTCTAGTACTTGGCTTGGAATTACACCTGCCATTTCTGACATTGAAGCGAGTCCTAGCTGTAGCTGTGAAGCTTGCTCTGCTGTTGCACCTGCTGAGTTCTGAAATAATTGGTTTACAGTTGCAAGTGTTGATGCAGATGCACCTGTATCTTTTGAAATTTGTGCTAAGTTTACTGCTACTTGTCCGGATCTATTAGATGCCAAGCTTAAGTTGTTTGATGCAAGTCCTAATTGTGTGCTTGCCTCTGTTAGCTCATCATTTATTCCTAATATACTAAATGCTAGTGATTCTCTACTGAAGATTTGGCCTAATGCAGTTGCATTTGTAACCCCTAAATTATCTTGAAATTTTTGTGCTTCCTCTGCTGCATCTGCCATTTTTGATGATATAAAAACAATTGCTGCGCCTAATGCCTCTGATAACGATGAAGATATGCCTAGTGCATCTTGGAAGTCTGATGCATATTCTGAAAATGATTTTCCTGCTGATGCAGTACCTTTCATTCCTTCAAATATATCTTTTGTCCTATCTCCGCCTTCTTTAAATGCGCCTTTAAATACATCATCTGCAGATTTTTCTATTTCTTTTATTTTGTCATTTAGTGCTTGAGCTTGATCATCTGATAAGTTCCTAAAGCCTGCGCCTGCTTCAATAACTTCTGTTTGCAAGTCAACTATTGTGTCTATTAATTCAGTTGCCTTATCTGCGCCTTTTTTTGAGCTACTTGAATATTCCTCTGCTAGTTTTGTAAGGCCTGTAAATCCTTTAGATCCTTTTAAAAAAAGTTCTTCTTCTTTTTCTGAAACACTTGATAATGCTGATGCTAGTTTCCTGTCTAATGATTGTGCGTAGTCTTCTGAAGCTTTCTTTGCTTTTTTTCCTGCTTTTGTTCTTTTATCAGCTGCTTTTGCAGCAGCTTTTCCTGCTTCTTCTGTAGCTTTTTTTAAATCTACAAATTCTCTTTTTTCTTCACCTGTAAGATCTATACCTTCTTGCTGATAACGGAGTAGTTTCGACTCCATTGCTGTCTGTTCTTTTAAGAGTTTTGTATATTCTCTTTTAAGTTGTACTGCTGTTTTAAGATCTTTATTCTGAGCCATTTAAAAATCCGATTAAGACTTTGACTTTCTCATCTTAGCTGTCATCTGCTTGAGATTGTCTGACCTTCTTTCTATATCAGCTCTTTTTTCTGGATCCATTTTGTTAAGCCTTCTTTCAATAGACTTTTCAACTTTGTCCATTGCTTTACCTAAGTCTCGTATTGCTGCATCTGACGCAGCATCTTTGTCTTTAAAACCTAGTGCTTTTTTTATTTTATCTGAATTGGACAAGACAGCTCTTGTTCCAATATAAGCTGCAATAGTTTTTGCAAGGTTGGATATTTCATTTATCTCTTTGGACATAGTAGCCTCCAGTTAATACTTTCTTAATGATAAATATTAGAAAAATAGCTTTTGTGCTACTTCTTTCTAGATCTAGATGCTTTATCTATCTTTTCTTGCTCTTTCTTTTTTTGTTCAGCTAACTTGTTCATGTAGAATTTACGAAGATAGATAGGCATACCATATACATCACTAAATGTAAATCCTCCCTCTGAAAAGTATATAAGCTGAAATATGCCCTCGTGTACTATGGGCCGGTATTCAGGGGTTACCGGGAGGGCCAGAAGAAATTTACTGATATTGGCAAATCAACATCTGAATTTTCACCGCAAGAAGGGCAAGAAAAGACTGTACTGAAGTCTATGTCTGGCTGTGATTCTGAATAGTGTTCTCTATAAGCTCTAGAATCCATAGCAAAGAACTCATTGTTAATAAAGTTATTAATAAACTCTTTGTCTTCATTTCCATCAACAGAAACTATTTGTTTCCTTAGCCTTGTAGTAACTTCTTGAGTTCTACCACCCATTGCTTTCTTCATTCTATCAACTTCTATAGCAGCATCTTGCTCATCTTTATGTGTCATAAATTTATATTCTATGACTCTACCAGAATTAGGTAGTTTAAATTCAAACTTATTTTCACCTTTAAACTGGTTTTCATCTATAGGTTTGTGTTCAAAAAGTGTCAAATCATATTCGCACTCTTTCTCTACTGCACCGCAATGAGTACATGTTGTATCTGTAGCATATGTTTTTCCATATCCTAGTATTCTAGCTGCCAACATTATTGCATTTTTATCACCTATTAATAATTCATCTAGGCTTACTTTTGAAATTATTAAAGATTTCAAAAGCTGATCAATAACAACGCCTTTCTTAATAAGGTTTTGAGAAGTCAGTATGTCTTCTTCTCTTGCTGTCATGTATTTTATTTCTATCGATCCTTCAGACAATGCATGTCCTTTAGGATATAAAAGTCCCTTGCTAGGCAGATCCACTGCCTCAGTCGGGAACTTAGGTTGTTCTTTAGGCATTATAACTCCTTTTTCTATTTTTTAACTACAACTATTTATCGACCATCAACACAGAATGCCACATTCATAAACTGATGTTTGATATAGTACTCTTAGAACTGTAATACTGCGTAATCGTATCTAAGTGTGCAAGTGATTTCTACTGGATCACTTGTACCCCAATCTAAATCTCCAAAAGAAGCAGACTGGATATAAGCACCAACAAGTTGCCATTCTTCAATGACGTCACCTACTGGTCCTAGTAAATTAAAAGTAACGTTTTTCTTATAAAAATCTGAGTATCCATCACGGCCTGTTACTGACTCGTGAGATAAACGAACCCATTCCATAACAGCCTGTGAAGCTGAAGGAACGATTGGATCGTACATTGTTATATCAAGTGTTTGCCATTCCCCTTTACCCTTAACATAGCGCTTTACGTTTATGTGATCAAGTGCAACTTCTTCAAACTCGATACTTGGACGACTGGCAGCCTTGATAGTGTAAGCAGGAATGCCTTCTATATACATGATGAACCGGTTCTGAACTTTCGGTTCGAATTGTGTGAACATTATATCGTTCGGATCAATCAATTGTGGCATTCTATTTCTCCTGTGTTACAATTTTATCGATAATAAATATCATTAAACAAAGAAATAAGCACAAAAACAAAAAAGCCCGAAGTATTATTTCGGGCCTTTAAGTTAATTAGGTGTCTCTTAGCTTGGGAAGCTAGCACCTGTAGGTTGTACGACAAAGTCCAATACAATGAATTCAACTGAACGTGCAGGTTGTAGGAATATCTGTCCTACTAGCTGGTTACGATCAATCACATCTGGTGTATTATTAGTGTCATCCATAACAACTCTGAAAGCTGTCAGACCTTGATTAGACTGTATAGATTCTAAATAAGGATTGACGATGTTCAGAAACCTGTTCCTAGTAGCAACTGTATTGTTTTCAAACAATAAGTAGCGTGAAGAACTTGCAACGAACTTCTTAACCCTGATAAGTAATCTTCTTACATTGATTCTATCAAGTGCTGAAGGTTTAGCTTGTAATGTTTTCTGTCCGAAAACTACTACACCTTGACCTGGGAATGAAGCAATAGGATTAATCCTGTCTTCATATAACAAGTCTCTTTCAGCGTGTGTTAAACGTGTCTTAGCTTCTAAAACGTTAGATAAGCCACCACGATTTAGACCTGCTGGTGCAAACCATTCGTGTGCTACTCTATCGTTCTGTGCTATAACACCTGGAATCACAACTGAAGGTGGTACCCAAGTTGGTAGATTAACGCTATCATCAAGTACCTTGACCCAAGGATAATAAGCAGCTGCATAGTTTGTATCTACAGAAGATACTGCGCTAGTTGCTGCTGATATTCCATCACCCCATGCTGCAGGATCAAAAATATAGAAAGCATCGCCTCTATTTTTTACCATATCCATTGCATGATTGGTTGGGTTAGGGTGCAAGTTGTAAATTAAACCAGGAGTAGCTAACAAGTTAATGTCAAATTCATCCTGATTACTTACTGCATTAATTGCCCTCTTATAAGCAACAGACCCACTAGCAGAAGCGTTTGAGCAATCAAGACCTTGTTGGTTTGTTGCGCTTATGTCGCCTGCTGTGTTCTTCTTAATAGCAGGATTGGCACCGTCGAATCCACCTTGTAATGGAACTACGAATTTGTGCTGTGCTACGTTTGAAGTGCCTAATGCTAAATTACCAGCGCTAGTTACGAATGTTGAAGATCCACCAAAGTCTCCTGACGAAGCTGATGGGTGACCTTTAAAATCGTTAAGACTCATTGTCACGTTGTTACCTGCTACTGCTCCTACTGGAAGCGGTGATAAGTATTCTCTATTGATCTTCTTTGAGAAGTCAAAACCGTGAAATGATGAGAAGTCTTTTTCACCTGTCGCTGCATTTTGTTGTACTGTTACATAAGATGCAGATGCAACTGGTGATGCACCAAAAACGCCTATTGTTGCATTTGGTACTGGTTGTAAGACTTTTCCATGTCCGAAAGGAACTAATGCTGCAGGTGCACCATTTTTGATAATATCATAATTCGATACGTAAATATACTTAGACATATTTGGCCAGTCACCGTTGTAGGTTAACTTACCATCTGAATCTATAGTAACATATCTATCACCAATCTTTCTAGCAAAATAATTTGCTGAAGTTGGATCTAAATTAAGGTTATCAAACTGCTCTACAATAACATCATCAGATTCTTTAAAAGAGCTCTGGTCTATTTCTCTAACTTGTAAAGAAAATGATCCAAAGTCTGATCCTGCTATTGACCCTGCTTGTTTTACATTTGCTATAGCTATTTTAAACTTACCGTGTGTATCAACTTCACCGTGTGATCTTAATTCTACTTTAAAAAGATTTGTAGCTGAATTATTGATCTTTTGTGATGTGATAAACGGTGTTACAGCATTCTGGTAGTCTTGCTTTAAATTAACAGCACCTAGTGATCCTGTTACATTTATTGTTCCTGCCATTGCTGTTACTGGTTGAAATAACTTGTATAGGTAAAATGGTGAGTCCTGACCCTGTGCCTTTGTTGACATTGGGTTAGAACTAAAAACATCCTCTATATAAGTTGCCGACGTAGCGTCTAGTGATGCTGTAAATTGGTATGATCCCGTTCCAATATTAAACGAACTAACAGATCCTGTAATACTCGTTCCATTTAAAATCGCATCTGGATTTAAATTACTAGGAGCTAATACAGCAACTACATGTGGTTCAATTGAAGATGAAACAAGGGCACCAATGTTTAGCATATTGGCAGAATATCCACCAATACCTAAGACTCTAACAATCGTAACAGAGCCAGCGCTTCTTAAGTACTCACGTACTGTAAATGGAACGTATAAATCTTGATCAAGACCTCCAAACATATCCGCGAATTCGTTGAAATTTCGTACAATTGTAGGAACAAAAGCAGGACCTTTTTTAGTAGGTCCAACGATTGCTGCGCCAATTTCAGCTATTCCTTGCGGTAAGAAGGAGAGATCTTTTTCACGAGTAAATACGCCTGGTGAGACAATTCTCTCTGCCATTATGGTTCTCCGATTATTTTGTGTTCATGAACAAAAACTTTTATTCAGGAATAAATATACATTAAACCATTGAAAATGCAGTTGTTTTTATTTTGCTGGCTTTGGTGCTTCTTCAGCTGCTGGTTTTTCTGGAGCAGGTGTAAATATACCTGTCTTTGGATCTAGTTGACCTTGACCATACTTCTCATTAAAAGATTGTGCTAGCTGTTGTTCTGAATCTTGAAGGCTACTTAGCTCATCTAATAGTGATTCTTCTAAAGACTCAAGTTGTTCAGCTGATTTTTCATGCTGTATCTGTTGCATCTTTAAATTACCCATTCTCATCTGTATATTTTGATAAGCTTCTTGAGTTTCTCTTAGACTTTTAAGTTCATCTTCTGTAAATTTTATTTCAGACATTTTGTTTTCCTCATAATTAATTTTCATAACCAGTTATATATATTATCTTAAATTTTCAAAATTAAATTTTTATTCATTATCATTAAAAATAGAATCTTCAGACCACCAGTCGCTACTGCTGGAAAAGATACTTAATATTTCTGATTGTGTGTATTCTTTAGACTTTGTTGTTAAATTACTTACTGAACTTGGCATACTTCCTTCATATTTTACGTATGTATAAGAACCTGAGACATTGGTGTTGAATTCTTGTGCTGAAGAAGTTACTTCTCTATACCCAGGAAATTTGTGTAGTGCAATAACCTGTGTAACATCTAGGCTGCCTGTCTCTGCTGTACTAAAAATTACCCATTTATGATTCGTGTACATAGTGCGGCTCCAGTGAATACAGATCTTGTCCTGTATTTGTTCCGTCCCACCATCCTTTGCATACCGGACAAAAAGAACCTGTCAGAAATGTATGAATTTCTTCTGTAGGTTTGTCTGTATAAGAACTGGTTGCTGCTATAGAATGACTAGATGCTGTAAGTAGAAGTGATCCTGAATCATGTGGCTCAGTCGATATTATCTTATATGCTGATAAGTCGCACAGCCATATAGATGCAGATAATTCTGTTCCATCATTGCATTCTAGAGGATAAGATTTGTGTGATAGTCTTGCTTTATACATTTTAAGATGTTACGTATATTCCTAAATACATTGTTCCCATATTGCTTCCATACCCATACATTTCGAGTTTGATTGTATTTGTACTGAATGTAAATTCTGGTGATCTCAAGTAGACGTCCTTATAATAGCCACTATTACTTCCTTCATAATAAATATGATAATCTTTACTTACACCTGTACCACCTGATCCTGTGCCCGATGTGTCTCTCCACCATCTTCCTGTTGGGTTAGTTCCTGAAAGTACAGTATTCCATGAAGAGCTGTGGTTGTATGCTTGATTTGTAGTTCTATATGTTGTTCTCCAATTTGAATAACCCCAAGTCCCAGTACTATATTGCGCCGGTTTAACCCATCCACCGTCATCAAAA